TGCAGAGAAAAGGAAAGGTTAAGGGTGCTATCTGATGGGTAAACAGTATGTCAGTATAGAGACTGCGGAGCTAAAGAGGTTCGTAAACAAATTGAGTAAGGCCGGCAATGAGCAGTTCCGAAAGGATCTGCTTATTTTTTTGGAAGGTATTGCAGATGAGTTTCTGCGAATTGTTGAAGATGAGATTATCCGAACGCAGACTGTTGACACACGATTACTCCTTAACAGCTTCCATAAAGGCGAGCGCGACAATTTGTATGTATTAGACCAGGGAGATATGACCATAGAAGTGGGTACCAATGTTACCTATGCTTCGTATGCAAATGACGGTCACTGGACCAATCCGAAAGGCGTTGCTACGAGGTTTGTTCCGGGATATTGGCATGGCCACAGCTTCGTATATCAACCTGGAGCAAAAACGGGAATGCTTCTGAAACAGAAATGGGTGGAAGGTTCCCATTACTTTGATAGTGCTGTTCGGTGCATGGAGCAAATGCTCCCTAATCTGCTCGAAGCCAAGCTTCAGCAATGGGCTGAAGAGTATTTTAGAGAATTTATGTGAGGTGATGAGAATGCTCGAATATGAAATCGCAGCTATTTATTACTTTATTGATGGCACCATTACAGCTAAGCCGTATTTCGAGGAAGTACCGAAAGATTTGATGGTGCCTTGCGTGTTTTATCCCACTCCGGAACAGAGAGGGGGAGTGTTCTCGGTATCTAAGTACACTACAGATTTTGTTATGTATGTAAAATTCATGGCAGAGTCTACTCTTGAAGCCTACAACATGGCCAACAATGTAATGCAATCCCTTATGAAGAATAAGCGTAAGGTACCGTTGGTGGATGAGAATGGCAAAAGAACCGGGAAGAACTTCCAGCTCAACAATCCAGTTGTGAAGAAAGTGGATAACGGTGTTTATCAAATGGAGGTATCGTGGAAGCGGTACTCTTCCTACAATGCAAATGCAATGACATTGGCGAGGGAGTTTTTCTTCAATGGAACGCCGGTGTCTTAGATGTAAAGGAGGCTATCATGGCAAAAGAGAATGAAAAAACAGTAGCGGCTACTGTTACAAAGAAAGCCGAACCGAAATTCCCTCTTGCTACTTTGAGGAAGGACTGTGTCAAGGTATACGGTATCTCTTCGAGTACGTTTGCAGGGGCAACAATGGATCTTCCGGATGGAGAATACACCATCGAGGAAGTTCGTGCAGTCATTAACAAATGGTTGAAAAAGGAGGTAAAGTAAAATGGCTGGTGGAAATTTTGACATCAATGTCGGCAAGAAAAGACCTGGTGCTTATGTAAATACCAAGTCAAAGAAACAGCAGAAGCCGTCGGGCTCTACCAGAGGTATCGTAGTTCTTCCTATCGTTGGCTACGACTGGGGTCCTGATGCGCAGTTCATTAAGATTTCGGCGGAATCTCCGGATGGCGAAATCGTCAAATTAGGCAGAAGTGTCTATGATGATAACGATTCCATGTTACTTATCAGAGAGTGCTTGAAGAATGCAATTACCTGTTATGTTTACATCATCAATGGCGGTGCTAAGGCTACTGCAACTGCAGAAGGTCTTACAATAACAGCTGCTTATGGCGGTACCAGAGGTAATGATATCAAGGTTGCTTGCGTGGCCAACACAGCCGGCGGCTTTGATGTTACTGTTTACCTTGGAACAGAAGCGGTTGAGAACTTCAAGGGCGTTAATACGGTTGCTGACTTAATCGCAGCTTCCAAGGGAGAATATGTTGTGTTCTCTGCACAGGAAACATCTGCAGCTTTAGTTGCATTTGCTTCTACCGCTTTAACAGGTGGTACCAATGCAGAAAGTTCCAATGCCGGAGTATCCACATTCCTCGATAAGAGTGAAAATGTGAAGTGGAATACAATGTGCTTCCCTATCGAAGACGATTCCTTACAGACTGCTTGTCAGACAAAGATTAAGTATCTTCGTGAAAATGCCGGTAAGTGGGTACAGGCTGTTATGCCTTCCTGCAGTTCTGACTACGAAGGTATTATCAATGTTACCAATGCGGTTGTATTGGAGGATGGCAAGGTGCTTACAGTCGCACAGGCGTGTGCATGGGTAGCAGGTGCTACAGCTGGAGCAACCAAGACAGATTCCATCACTTACAAGGCTTACGAAGGTGCTATCGAAGTATCCGGCGTTAAGACTAATGAGGAATCTGTTCTCGCTATCCAGAATGGTGAGTTTTTCTTCACGGTGTCTGAGGAAGGCAAGGTTGTTGTTGAATACGATATCAACTCTCTTCATACATTCACTCCGGAGAAAACTTCCGACTATGCGAAGAACCGTGTAATGCGTGTGTATGACAGCTTCGCAGAAGACCTTGCCCTTACCTTCCCGCCTAATAAGTACGACAACGGAACTGAAGGCTGGCTCGTTATGGAAGGTCTCGGCAGAGCGTTATTGCAGAATTACGCAGATGCTGGTGCTATCGACAATGTAGACCTCGACAACGATTTCTATGTTGATCAGAGCAGAAGTGCCGGCGATGAGACTTACTTCAACGTAGGTCTGCAGGCTATTGATTCCGCAGAGAAATTGTACTTCTCTGTATCAACACGATAAGGAGGTATAGGAAATGGCAGAAAATATTAAACCGGTAAGCCTTGCAGAAGGTCATCTTTACATTGACGGTGTAGAGGTTATGGATGCTGTTAAGTGTACCATCCGTTTTGTTCCTAAGGTATGGTCCGGAACAATGGTTGGTAAGAAAGGCACTAACAGAAGATGGACTGGATATGATATCACAGGTACTCTTGACGAATACAAGACTACTCCTCGTTGGGAAGCCATGGTTAAGAAGTATCTGCAGGATGGTATCACTCCTGAGCTCACTATCCAGGGTACCAGAACTGACCCGGATTCTGATTACTTCGAACTGAACGGTAGCGAGAGTGCAACTGTTACAGGTGTGGTAATCACGAGCGAGATTCCTTTATTGGATATCGATACTGACGGTGAAGTGGTTAAGGATTCCATCTCATTCGGCGCAAAGAACTTTGTATAAGGGTAGTAAGGGCACATGCGACTTGTTTCGTGTGTGCCTTTATTTTTGCTCTTTTATGCAGAAACATTAGTTAACACGAAAATATAAAAATAGGCTCCTGTAGGCGAAAATACAAGCCCACAGGACAAGGTTTGGAGGTAAACATACCATGGAAAATAAGAATTTGAAGTATTTTATGAGACCCGAAGCAAAGGAAGAGCTTGTAGTTGAGGTTGAAGGCTTGGAGAGCATTAAGGACGAGAAGGGAAATGTCGTACCTTTCAAAATCAAGAAGCTCCACAATGAGACTGTTGATAAAATCAACAAAATGTATGTGACAAGAGTTCCGGCCAAGGATAAGAAAGGCAATTTCATCATTCAGAACGGAGAGATTGTCTATAAGGTTGAGAAGGACAAGACCAAGGCATTCCACCACATTCTCGTTGAAGCTTTGGTATATCCTGATTTGAAGGACAAGGAACTTATGGAATACTTCGGCTGCCACGATATTACAGAGATGCCTCAGAGAGTATTCCCTACTAACGATGAATACACCGCTGTTACCAAGAAGGTAATGGAAGTTCTCGGCCTCGTGGATCCGGATGAAGCAGACCAGAAAGAGGTTGACGACGCAAAAAACTCATAAAACGCAAGGGAAGTGACGGATATTGGGCACACATCTTATGGCAAAGGCACGGTTTAAGACCAGAGGAATTTGAGGAAATGCCTTTCAAGATGAGGTGCTTTTATATTGCTTCTGAATTAGAGGAAGGAGAGAACCCTTGCAGACGAGATGTATTCTTTGGGAAGAAAGGAGGCGGTAAATAGTGGCTGGAGTATCAGTTAAATTTAAAGCTATAGATGAAATCAGTTCGAAGTTTGATGCTATGGTAACAGCAGGAGAAAGAGCCCTAGACGCTTTTGACAAAATGGAGTCATCCGCCGACAAAGCTTATTCCACAGTGTCAGACGGAGCAGGACAGGCTTCCGATGCAATGGACCGGGCAACCAAATCCACGGATTATTGGACGGACGCTATCGGAAACTACGATAAGGGCGCAATGGAGGCTATTTATACTACCGAAGAATTAGTTGAAATGGGATTCAAGACGGAGGACGCATTGTCTGAAGTTGCAGATACAGCCGAGAAAGCTACCGAAGAACTGGATAAGTTCGGAAAAGAAAGCGAGGATGCCGCCGATAAGTCGGGAGAATTCGGAGATAAGTCTCAAGATGCAATAACCGGTTTGGAGGAGGTATTAACTGCCGCCGGAATTGTTATGGCGCTGCACGAAATCGGTGCGGCGTTTGTTGAATGTTCCGATGCCGCAGCTGAGTTTGAAACATCCATGGCAGTGGTAAGTACCATTGCGGACAGTACGGTTCTTTCATCGGAGCAGATATCGGCACAAATAAAGCAGGTATCCAAAGATACTGCTATTGCAGTAACCGACCTTGCAGAGGCTACCTACGGAGCAATTTCAGCGAGCGTGGCCACAGCTGATGCGGTTGCATTCGTTGAGCAGGCTAACCAGCTTGCCGTTGGTGGTTTTACATCACAGGCAACAGCGGTAGATGTTCTTACTACGGCAATAAATGCTTATGGATTATCTGCAGATAAAGCCGGACCTTTCGGACTATCTTGTTACAAC